AGAGGTAGAGCGTCAGCAGTTGCTCAAGTATTTGCAGCAAGCGGCAAGCAGTATGCAGCAACAGCAAATGCAGGCACCAGATGCAGCACCGGGACAATAACAGCACGTTATCCGTTGACGGCGTACTCCGAAGTGGTCAAAAAGAAAAAGATTTAAACTCTTTGTTTGCTGCAGTATTTGCTGGAGATAACGGAGAAAAGGCTTTAGCGTATATTCGTAGCGTTTCAATCGACCAAGTGTCTGGGCCTGAAATTAGTCCAGATAAGCTAATGCACTTGGAAGGTATGCGGTATCTGGCCGCAATTATCCAAAACCGCGTCAAGAAAGGCCGTGAGCATGAGTGATGAAACAGCAAACACCGGAAGTGAGGGGGCAAACTTTTCTGCTGAGCCCTCTGGAGCAGAGCGACCGGAAAACGTACCAGAAAAATTTTGGGACTCAGAAAATGCTCAAGTTGACACAGAACGGCTTTTGCAATCTTACAAAGAGCTTGAAAGCTATAACGGTAAACGCATGGAAGAGCTTCGTGCCTCTGTGGCTGAAGAATACGTGCAAACGCGGATGGCGGATCGTCCGGCCAGCAAGGATGATTACGCTCTGCCTAGTGATGGTCCCGTTGGAGATGCTGTGGCAAATGTTGACAGCGATGACCCGCTTCTTGGTTGGTGGCGCGAAACGGCTTTTGAAGCAGGTCTTAGCCAAGATCAGTTCAATGCGGGGCTAACGGCATACGTTAATCGCCGCATGTCTGAGATGCCTAATCCCGTTGAGGAGATGGCTAATCTAGGCGAGAACGCGCGTGTTCGTGTAGATGCGGTAGAAGTCTGGTCCCGTCAAAATCTACCTGCTGAGTTGTTCCCAATGGTTGCGCAGATGTGTTCTACGGCACATGGGGTGCAGGTTATGGAGCATCTTATCAATCGAACAACGCCGGTTAATATGGCGGCTGTCACAGGGTCTGTTGCCGAACAGGCACCAACCCGTCAGGACATTCGAGACATGATGAACGACCCGCGATACTGGGACCCCAACGAAAGAGACCAGTATGTAAAGCAAGTAGAAAAGCTGGTAAACCGGGTTCGTTAGAGTTTCTCCCTGCCTTACGCTCTCAATGTGCGTTGCGCGGCCCAGTGCCGCGCTCTTTTTTTAACGTGGCCCCATAACGAAATCTGCTTGGCCCTCGGATAACTAAGCAGCGCGTACTGGGATAACCGGCTGACACCAACTTTTAACTGTGAGGACGACATGGCACTCGACATTTCCGATGCCTTTATCACGCAGTTCGAGTCGGAAGTGCATGTTGCTTATCAGCGTATGGGCTCTAAGCTCCGTCCGCTGGGTCGCAACATCACTGGCGTCACCGGCTCGACTGCTCGGTTCCAGAAGGTAGGAACCGGCACGGCTGTCACCAAAGCGCGCAATGCTGAAGTGGCGGCGATGAACCTGACGCACAGCTCGGTGGATGTTACGCTGACTGACTACTATGCAGCGGACTACATTGACCGTCTGGACGAACTGAAGACCAACATCGATGAGCGGCAGGTTGTTGCGCTCAACGCTGCTGCTGCTTTGGGTCGTAAGACCGACGAACTTATCACGGATGCGCTCGACGGAACGTCGAACACGACCGTTCATGGTTCGACGGGCATTAACACCACGAAAATCTTCACGGTGTTTGAAAACATGGGCGAGAACGACGTTCCCGATGACGGTCAGCGTTATTGGGTTGTTGCGCCTGACCAGTGGACCGAACTTCTGGGCATTTCTGCTTTTGCTGACGCGGACTTCATTGGCTCCGACGACCTCCCGTACAAGGGCGGTATGACGGCCAAGCGTTGGCTGGGCTATGTTTGGATGGTTCACTCCGGTCTGCCTACGGATGGCTCCGGCAACCGCAAGACCTTCTGCTGGCACAAGTCTGGCGTTGGTATTGCGACCGGTGCTGACATCTCGACCGAGGTGAACTACGTCCCGGAAAAAGTGTCTAACCTTGTTACTTCGATGCTCTCGCAGGGTGCCGTCCTGATTGACGACAACTCTGTGTTCGAAGTGCAGTGCAGCGAATAAGGAGGCTTACTGATGGCTCTTTCTGCTAGTGATCTGCACAAGGTTGGCGGTGGCAATAAGCAGCTCTTTCTTTACGAATCGGCTGATGCGGTTGCCACTATTGCCGGTTCTGGTTACTTCAACGATGTAACCAACCAGCTTAACCAGGATGATGTAATCATCGCGGTTGGCTCCACCGGCGGTACGCGCACGGTTGACGTTCTCGTTGTTACGAGCGCCAGCGGTGCTGCGACCGTTACCACCACCAACGGTACGTAAGTAGGAGAGGGAGGGGTTAGCGCCCCTCCCTTGACCCTTTGGCAACACCGACAGCTTCTACATCAAGCATTGATATTTGCGCCCGTGCGTTAGTTCTCGTTGGCGCAAACCCTATTACGTCTTTTGAAGACGGAACTACGGAAGCAACTATCACATCGAACCTTTACGAAGACGTTGTGAGAGCTGATCTTTCGTCTTATCGGTGGCGCTTTGCCACAAAGCAAGCGGTTCTTAATCGTTTGGCTGACGCACCAACATCCCGTTGGGATGCGGCTTATCAGCTTCCAAGCGATGTTTTGACCGTAAATGCTGTAACCGTTGCGGACAAAGCGATTGATTATGACATTTACGGAGATGACGTATACGCCAATGCGGGCGTAGATGAGTCACTTGTAATTGACTACGTATATCGTCCAGATGAGTCTGAGTGGCCTCCGCATTTTGTGCTGATGGTGCAGTATCATATGGCAAGCATCCTTGCTGGCTCTTTGGCTCGTGATAGTGGGCTTGCTAAGTTGATGGCAGACCAGCATCAGGTGCAAAATATTCGCGCGAGAAGCATTGACTCTCAGCAGCAAACAACTCGTCGTTTGACGGTTAATCGTTTTCTTGAAGGTTCTGGTCGTCGCTCAACGCGTGGCTCTAGGCGCGAGAGATAATGCCGACTTACCGTGTTAATCAAACAAACTTTCAAGCAGGTGAACTAGACCCCAACTTTCATGCGCGCTCTGACTTGCAAGCGTATGATGAAGGCGGGAAGCAAGTTCGCAATTTTTATTTGATGCTTACAGGCGGTGTAATGCGCCGCCCCGGCACAACTTACCTTAACGACTTAGGCGCTCAATCTAGGCTGCAAGGCTTCGCTTTTTCTGGCGACCAGCGTTATCTTATTGCGTTTCAAAGCGGTGGGGCAAAAGTATACAGTACAGCGGGGGTTTTGCTGACAACGCTGACTGGAGCGCCGTGGGGCGTTGATGACATCTACGAGCTAAACGTTGCCTCTGCTGGCGATATTATTATTGTTTGTCACCCTGACTACAAAACACAGCAAATTACACGAACAGGCGCGTCAACCTTTACTCTTGCTGATTTTGAGTTTGACGGTGATAGCACCACTGGTGGTGTTCGCCATGTTCGCCCATTTTTTAAATATGCAGACACAGACGTAACTTTGCAGCCGTCAAGTACTGCTGGGTCTATTACCCTTACTGCAAGTGCCGCCGTTTGGGAATCGGATCACGTAGGTACTATCGTTGAGTTTACAGATGAAGACGACACGTCGGTTCTTATTGAAATTACGGGGTACACATCTAGCACCGTTGTAAGCGGTAATATTTTGTACGGAGAAGCCGTAAAGCACACTGTTGCGGAGTCTACATGGCGAGAGCAGCTTTATTCAGATGTTCGTGGGTGGCCTGCAGCGGTCACATTTCACGATAATAGACTGTGGTTTGGCGGCAATTCACAGCGTCCGGGTGGATTGGTTAGCTCTGTTTCTGGGTCATTTTTCAACTTTGACATTGGCACGGGCGAGGATGACGAAGCTGTTGATGTCAGCATTGCTTCAAGTAGCGTTAATGAGATTCGCCACCTAGTCTCAACACAGCGGCTTGAAATCCTAACTGACACAGGCGAATTCTTCATTTCTGACAGCGATGTTAGGGCAATCACTCCATCTAATGTGTCCGTTCGTCGTCAAACAACCTTTGGATGCACCAGAACCCCTCCAACTTTTTTTGAGGGCCAAACTATATTTGTCCAAAGGTCTGGGCAAAACATGCGGTCGTATGCGTTTGATTTTGTTCGAGATACTTACGTGTCTGATCTGTTGAGTCTTACGGCTTCGCATTTGTTTGATGTTCCAAAACAAATTGCTGGAACTTTCGGCACAGACACTCGGCCGGAACAGTTTCTTTTGTTTGTAAACTCAGACGGCACACTTGTTCACATGCACTCGATTCGCGAGCAAAAGGTGCGAGGCTTTGCGCTTTGGTCTACTCGCTCGGGCGACACGTTTGAAAGCGCCGCCGGTGTTGGTGAAGATTTATTTGTTGCTGTTAAACGGACAATTGATGGGTCGACCGTTCATTGTCTTGAGAGTCTTGCAGACGACGATAGTGTTACGCTCGATAGTTCTGTTGTTGGCACAATGTCTCAGTACGGGACGCCGCTTGTTAACGGTGGCTCACAAACAGGAAGCTCGCTTGTTATCGACGGATTGACAAGCACGCCCTTTGACGGCGATCAGTTTACTATTAGCGGTGTTACGGGCACGTACACAGTCACTAACGTAGACTATTCGGCTGGTAGCGCGACTTTGACGCTATCTTCTGATCTTAACAGCTCTCCGGCAGACAACGCGGCGATAACCTTTACCACAAGCCGTCTTTATACTGGGTTTACCCATTTAGCTAATGAGACAGTCCATGTTGTTGCGGGTAATTTGTATCTAGGCACTGAGACTGTTTCTGCAGGCGGAACGATAGAAATTGATTATTCGGGCGTAGATGATGTCAGAGCAGGCTACACATACACACCTGTTTTGGAAACAATGCCGGTAACACCTCAAACTGACCGTGGGCCGCTTAATGGTTCGTTCCGCAGGATTACTCGCTGCATTGTCGATATTAGCGGGGCGTACGATATTAAAGTTGCTGGCAACCAACTTGCTGTTCGCCAAGTAACAGATGATATGAGCCAGGAATTACAGGCGCAAACAGGGCATTACGAGTTTCCTATTCTTGGGTATTCTAGAGAACCTACGATCACATTGACACAAACCGATCCATTGCCCTTGCGTGTTTTGGGTATGGTTGTTGAAATGAGGGCTTACTAATGTGTGAACCCGTTACCGCAACCGCTGCTGCAACAAGTATTGCTGCAGGAACGACTGCTGCAGCCGCTGCTCCTGTAGCAGCAGGAACTCTTGCCGCCGCAGGGCCGGGGATGTTTGCGGCTACTGCTGCTTCTGCAGTTCCGGGTGCTATTGGTTTTGCGCCGCTTGGGGCTTCTTTTGCCTCTGTTGCCCCGTCAGCTTCCCTTTTTAGCAGTATTGGAGCCATCGGTTCATCATTAAGCGGG